TAATAATCTTCTTCCCTTATTATTGAATCTCTCTAAAGAAAGATGTTCAGAGAGGTCTAGCGGTAACTCCCACTTCTCACACATGTGATGGATCAAGTTTGGGAAAGCATAAAGCGATCCCGCTTGTTCTAACACATGAGGTGAAAGTGGTGATAATTCGTCATTCCCGAGGAAAATGCGTTTAGCAAATTCCCCAAAGGGTTTCGAACTATCTAATGAAACAAGGGATTTATTAAGATTGATTTCTACACCAATCATTAAGCAAATCTCCTGGTAACGTTTTGCTACAGCTTCATTCCAGATTAGAATATCATCTCCTAATAGTTGGTATTCATCAAATGAGAAATCATTTGCTGCATACCTCACAATTAAGTGATGAGTTAGGGCGAAGATCGGCCATGAGGAATAACTTCCTAACGGTTGACCAACACTCCAACTAATCTCAGAATTAAGTTCACGAACGTAGAAGGGTCTTAGTAGTAGTTTCTCCCAAAGCTCAGTGGTTTCAGAACCATAAAGAGCTTCGAAAACTATCCTTTGTAGTAAGAAGGGGAAACGATCAGTAGCGGCCTTAAGATCAAATGAGTAAACCTTTCGATTGACACACAAATTCTTAGCCCTTTTAAAGGCGGAATTTTGGTCAAATGTCGAATCAGTTTTACCCATGATCTTAGTTATGACCTTCATAATATCTTGATGTAATGGCTTCAACACTTGTTGAGACCAGAAATCAACTATTGCGATAGGTCTAGTCTTTCCTCCCTTTTCAGAGAGGAAAGAGACCTTACCGATCTTTAAATCCTCAATATTAATACCAAGGTTAGTGGAGACACATGTACTGAAACTCCCTCTAAGTGGTGAGCCAAGACTCATAGCCAGTTTATTCCACACTTCTGAAAGTCCATACTTTTTGAGGGCATGGGCATCATAGTGAGCGGTCAATACTGACTGTCCATTAGGACCTGACCTTACTCCAAAACTAAAATCAATTTTAGCTTGAGGTAAGGATCTCCCCTTAATATGAGATTTAATGAACTCGGAAAATCCGGTTATTAAGTCTTCTGGTATCATAACACTAGATGGTCTAACAATAGGGTCTATATCTATTTCCGGTTTTAATCGGATAAGATTATAAACTCTTGCGATGGTAAGTCCTATCCTCTTATCCCACTTATCTCCCCTTAATAAAGGGAGTAAGGGTTTAAGAAGGAATGGAATTCCGTCTTTGTCAGACTTCGTGAAACTAAGAGGCTCGAAGTTGACTCCCAACGAAATTCTAACAGAAATATTAAATAGATCTTTATACTTACGAACAGTTTCGTGTTTTCCATTATGTCTGATGTAATAGTCAAACTTACTGGAATAACACTCCCAGACGTTAAGATAGACCTTAAGGTCTCTCTTAACAAATGGAGCTAGAACGATACAAATTTGTTCTAGAGAATTGGTGACTAGTTTTAAACGATTAGTCATCGTGTTTAT